GGAATACACCATCGGCTCGCGCCGGCTCCGGAAGGCCGACCTTGCGGAGATACGCGAAACGCTGGACTGGCTGGACAAGCAGAGCACCGTGGAAGATGAGGCGGCCGGCTGTGGCCTGCCCTTCTTCCTGCAGGGTATGCCCGGCCGTGGCGGCATGGGAGGTTTCTGATGAACCTGCTCGACCGCATGATCTCCTATGTGGCTCCTGCCGCCGGGGCGCGGCGCATGATGGCCCGCCTTTCCATGGATGCGGCCATGGGCCGTGTGACCGGCGTGCGTACTGCCGCTGGCGGCCGCGAAGGCACCATGGGGAACTGGAACCCGCGCAGGTACCACCGCTTTGAGGAAGGCGCGAGCTTCTTCAAGGCCATGGAACGTGCCGAGTCACTGGTGGCCAATGACAGCCATGCCGTTTCTGCCGTGGAATCTCTGGCGCTGAACATCGTGGGCTCGGGCATGAGGCCGCAGAGCTACCCGGACTGGCAGGTGCTGGGCATCACCGAAGAGCAGGCCGATGAATTCGCCGAGTCTGCGGAGCGTGCGTGGGCTTTGTGGTGCGAAAAAGCCGGCGCAGACGATATGCTTTCCTTCGAGGATATCCAGTACCAGGCCATCCGTTCCATGCTCACCACAGGTGAGATCCTCCACCTGAACGTGTGGCGCGATGAGCCCGACCGCGTGTTCGGTATGTGCATACAGCCCTTGCATCCTGCCCGGCTGCGTACTCCTGCCGACAAGATCCACGACAGCAACATCCACAACGGTGTGGAATTTGGCCGCCATGGTGAACCCGTGGCGTACTGGATAGCCACTCCCCAGGGCGATGCCGCCCTTGCCGGCCTTACCTCCAAGGATTTCATCCGCGTGGAAAGGATGAAGGCGGGGCGCATTGCCTGTTTACACCGCTTCCGTTCCGTCATGCCCGAGGCAGTGCGCGGCACCTCGGTGCTGGCTCCTGCCATGAAGCAGTTCCGTGATTTGGCGGACTATGTGGACTACGAACTGGTGGGCGCTCTCATAGCCGCCAGCTTCACCGTGTTCATCGAAACGGCGGCACCGCTTGCCGGCGGCGGTTTTGGCGGCGGAGCGGCCGCACCTGCGCCGAACTATTCGGCCCAGCTCCAGCCCGGCACCGTGACCATGGGTGCCGCAGGCCACAAGCCGCACATCATCTCCAGCAACCGGCCCGGGCCGCAGTTCGATGCGTTTTATGAACGCGTGCTCCGCTCGGTGGCTTCTTCCACCGGCCAGCCCTACGAGAGCGTGGCCAAGGACTTTTCCAAGACCAATTATTCCTCGGCCCGTGCCGCTCTTCTGGAAGTGTGGAAGCTGCACACCCTGTACCAGGACTGGTTCGTGCGTTCGGTGCAGAACCCGTACTACCGCATGGTGCTGGAAGAAGCGTGGGAACGCCATTTGCTGGCCGTGCCTTCCAGAGCGCCGACCTTTTTGCAGAACCCGGCCATCACCCGTGCCTGGAGCGCAGCCGTGTGGACGAGGCCGCCGCGTGGCCAGATTGATCCGGTGAAGGAACGCGAAGCCGACAACCTTGCCCTGGGCAACATGACGGAGACCCGTACCGCAATCTGCCACAGCCGAGGGCTGGATTTCGCCACTGTGGCACGTACCCGCCAGCGTGAGAACCGTTTGATGGAGCGGCTGGGCCTGAGTGCTGAAACGGCCGCACCTTCCGCCCGTACCGAGACAGGAGAAAACGATGACTAACAAATTTCCCTCCACCCTACCACGAGAGTGGGCGATTCTTCCGGACGCTCTCCGGAGCCTGGTATCGGACATAGAGCGTCATATCGCCCATTCCGCCGATGCTCCCGCGCTTGCCGCCTTTCCAGGCGCGGGGCTCGGCAACCCTGACGAAGCTCCTTACGAGCTGGACGGTTCGGTGGCCATAGTGCCTGTGCAGGGCACGCTGACGAAGAACGGCTTCAGCTTTTTCGGCTTCAAATTTTCTGAAGGTATGCGCGACATAGCGGCCAGCCTGCGCCGTGCGGCGGCCGACCATCGCGTGAAGAGCATCATGCTGGATGTGGATTCGCCCGGCGGCACCGTAAACGGCACCGAAGAGCTGGCCGAAGCAGTGGCCGAAGTGGCGGCCGTGAAGCCTGTGTATGCCTGGTGTGACGGGCTGATGGCTTCGGCCGCGTACTGGATTTCATGCGGGGCGAAGGAGATCGCCGCTTCGGCCACCTCCAAGGTGGGCAGCATAGGCGTGATCCTTCTGCACCGTGAATGCTCCGGCGCACTGGAAAAGGCCGGCGTGACCTACAACGTTATTACTGCCGGCCACTTCAAGGCGGCCGGCAACGATGTGGAACCTCTTTCGGAAGAAATGCGTGCCTACCTGCAGCACTCTGTGGACGGCACGTATGACCTGTTCCTGACCGCCGTGGAAAAAGGCCGGCGCGTAAACCGCGAGAAGGCGCTGACCATGGCTGACGGCAAAGTTTTCAGTGGTGGCGAAGCCCTTGCCATAGGGCTCATCGACCGTGTGTGCAGCCGGTCGGATTTTCTGAAACATATCAAAAAAGGAGACTCTATGAATCCTGCGGAACTCAAGGCTCAGTACCCTGACGCTGTGGCACAGATCAGGGCCGAAGCCGTGGCGGAACATGAAAGCGAACTCGCTTCCGCCCGCGAAGAAGCCCGCGCTGATGGCATGAAAGAAGGTGAGGAGCGCGAACGTGCCCGCATGGTTGCTCTCGCTGCCGCCGCCATTGGCGAAGAGGCTTCGGCCACTCTTTCCGAGCTGGCCTCTTCCGGCATGACTCCGGAACAGCTCGCCATGGCGAAGAAGGTCATCGGCTCTTCCGGCAGCCGCCTTTCTGAAATGCGCGAAGCCCACAGCGGCAACCGCGTGGAGCAGAAGGGGCTCAGGGAAGAAGCCAGCTTCGATACGCTGGTGAAAGACCACATGGCCAAGACCAACTGCGGACGCGGCGAAGCTGTGCGTGCCATGGCCGCCGCCCATCCTGAAGCTCATACTGCCTGGCTCGAAAGCCTGAAGGGGTGATCTATGTACCACGAATATGCCCGCGCAACTTTTCCGGCCGCCGAAGCCATTGCAGCCAATGTTGCCGTGACTCTCTGCGCCAATGGCGTGAAAGTCTGTACCGCTTCCGACATTCCCGTTGGTTTCAGCGACATCCCCGCTTTCGAGGCCGGCAGTCCCATAAGCGTGCGCCTCATCAATCTTGCCGGCACCGTTGAGGTGAAGATTTCCGGCACGGTGGCCAAGGGCGATACTCTTTCTCCCGCTGCCGCTGGCGCTCTGAAGAAGGCTGCCGCGTTTCCTTACTGCGGCATTGCCATGGAAGCCGGTTCCGATGGCGACATCATCACCGTGATGCCCTTCCTCCAGCTTGCCGCTGCTGCGGCAGCCACTGACTAACTCTTTTTTCAGGAGATAACGTATGCCCAGATCCAAAGCGATCATCCGTCCTGACCTCGGGGCCGTTGCCTACGAATATTTCATGCAGGTGGAACGCCATGGCTTCATTGCCCAGCAGGTTCTGCCCGTGTTCCACACTTCTCTGGCTTCTGCCAAGTACCCTGTGATTCCTGCCGAAGCCATGCTCGAAACCGCCGACACTCTGCGTGCCGCCCGTGCTGCCTATGCTCGCGGTGACTGGGACTTCGACTGGAAGGCTTACACCTGTTCTGAAAACGGCTGGGAAGAACCGCTGGACGATTCCGAGGCCGCTCTCTTCTCCAACTATTTCTCTGCGGAAATGGTGGCTGTGCAGCGTGCCACTCTCATGGTGCTGCGCTCCATGGAAAAGCGTGTGGCCAGCAAGGTGATGGACACCACCACCTTTGCCAATGCCGCTGCGGTCAAGGCCTGGAACAGTTATGCCGATGCCGATCCGCTGGCCGACATCAATAAGGGCAAGGCTCACTTCCGCGCTGCCGTGGGCCTTTCTCCCAACGCGCTCATTCTGGACAAGGATATCCTCCGGCACGTTTCCATGTGCGATGCCGTGGTCGACCGCGTGAAGTACAGCAGCCCTAACGCCATTCGCGGCGAGCTGACCCTTGACCAGCTGAAGGCTTACTTCGGCGTGGACAATATTCTGGTGGCCGGTTCCATGACCAACACCGCGAAGAAGGGCAAGGCGAAGAACGTGCAGCCCGTGTGGCCTACCAATAAGGTCATGCTGGCCTGCGTTTCCGAAGGCGGAGACAACCTCTTCGAACCCTGCCTTGGCCGTACCTTCGTGTGGGATGAGGACGCTCCGGACGTCATCGTGACCGAGCAGTACCGGGAAGAGCAGACTCGCAGTGAAGTGTTCCGTGTACGCCAGCATACTGACGAATGCATCCAGTTCGCCGGTGCCGGCTACATCGTCACCAGTGTGACGGCGTAGGTGACGTATGGCCGAATTCGAAGCAGCTCTTGAGAAACTGCTGAAGATGGAGGGCGGATGGTGCGATGTGCCTGGCGACAAAGGCGGCGAGACGTTCTGCGGAATCTCCCGCAGGAACTGGCCCTTCTGGGATGGCTGGCGCTTCATAGCCCGTGCCAAGACCCATCACTCTTTCGAGGAAGGGCCGCAGCGCTTCAACGCCTACCTTGCCACCTTGCCCGGCCTGCAAAGACAGGTGGAAGAGTTCTACCGCTCGAAGTTCTGGAAGAAAGTCTGCTGCGAAACCATGCCGCAGGATCTGGCCGAAGAAGTGTTCGAGCAGGCTGTGAACATGGGCGTGTTCCGGGCTGTGCTGCATCTGCAGAAGGCGCTGAACGCCATGAACTTCTTTGAAGGCCAGCCTATCTTTGACGACCTGGAAGAGGATGGCGTGCTTGGCGTTCATACCAAGACCGCCGTGGAAGTTCTGCTTCGCAAAAGAAGCCAGAATGACCTGCTCGCCGTTCTCAATCACCTGCAGGCCTGCCGTTACATCGACCTGGCCGCCGCTCAGGCATCTCAACGCAAATTCCTTCGCGGCTGGATGAGCCGCACGAAGCAGGAGGTAGCATAATGAACAAAGGTTTCATTGGTGGCGTGGTTTCCATCATCGTGGCCGTTCTCACCTATTTCGGCATCGATGTGCCTGCCGAAGACCAGCAGACCCTGCTGGAAGGTCTGACTGCCGTGTTCGGTGCCGGCGGCGTGATTTCGCTGGGCATCGGCTGGTTCCACAGCCTGAAGAACAGGAAGAACGCCAAGGGCGGCACGCAGGGCTAACTGTGTGTGGAATGCTCTCGGCTCTTTTCTGCAGATGCTCGACCGTGTTTTTGAGGCCTGGCGTGCAAAACGCCGGCAGGATCGCATCGATGATATTCGTGCTGATCCTGCCGGCGGCTGGGTGCAGCGGTTCGGCGGTAAAGACCACCGATCTTCCGCCTCTGCCGATGACGCGGGGGGCGATAGCAACTGAAAGCTGGAGCTATGACCGGGCTGGGAAAACCGTGACCATGCCCGGCGAATGGCTTCATCTGCCGGCAGAGGAAGCCGGTGAACTGCTTCTGTGGATGGAGCAGGCCGGAGGAAACTTATGAACGAAGCAATGATTCAGCCGATGGTGAACCTGATTTTCCAGATCGTCATTGGTGCCGGTGTGGGCGCGATTGGTTTTTACCTTCGCCGCCATGCCGGGCAACACGACCAGCTCGTGGCTTCCATTGATGAGCTGAAAAAGCAGCGGATCTCGTGCCTGGAAGAATTTTCCACCAAAACTTCCGCCACCCGTCTTTACCAGACGCAGGAGGCGGACAGGAAGGAGCGCAACGAATTCCGTGAGCGTCTGGCTTCTCTGGAAACGGCCCTGAAGCTGCGGGGTGACGCATGAGCTTCAAAGATTCCGTGCTGGACGACATCCAGACCGTGTTTCTCGACCTGGATGAATTTGCCGAGGTGATCAGCTTCGATGGGCAGCGAGTGAAAGCCATCATCGATGACAGCCACAGCTCTGTGAAGCTCGGTTCCGGCAACGGGCTCTTCGATGCTTCCGGCCTTGGCCTGATGATGGAACGCCGTGTGCTTTACATGGAGGACGTGGTGAACCCCAGGCCTGTTCCGGAGCAGCGTGTGACCGTGAACAATGAATTGTGGCAGGTGCGCCCGGAAGAGACTTCCGTGAGGGAAGAGATGGGCGTGCTGGTTGTGGAACTGCAGCGCATCTACGCGTGAGGCAAGCATGGCAGACGAATGGAACGTGAACCGTGGCGTGAAGCTGCGTGAGCTGAACGGCCTTGGCAAGGCGCTTCCAGGGCTGGAGATCTCTCTGGACAAACGTGCTGCCGCCGAACTTCAGAAGCGTTGTGAGCAGTTTCCCGGAGTGCTGCGTGCCGCCGCAGACAAAGCGGCCGCTCAAACGCAGAAAAGCCTTCGGCGCTATGTAATCACCCGGCTCCGTGGAGTAGCGGAGCTTCAGCCTGCGTACATCTCCAGAGCTGTAAAAGCACAGAAAACGGGTGCAGGCCACGAGGTTCGTGTTGCCTCGGGCCGTATCCCTCTCATCCGTTACGATGTGGAGCCTTTGGAGCTGCCCAGGAAGGGCGTGCTCGCCCGCAACCGCCGCCACCTGAGCTACCGGCTGCGCCGAAGCGGCCGGGCCTTTGATGACACGGTTCGTGGGCAGGATGCGCCTTCTGGCAAGCGGAGCCTGCTGTTCCTTGCCGCCATGAAAAGCAAGCACCTTGGCGTGTTTTACCGGATGGAAGGCCAGCGAGGCATCCGTGAAAAATACGGCCCGTTCCTTCAGTGGCACGTTTACGCAGACAACATCATCCCTGACACTCAGGAGATGGGCCGCGATTCGCTGTTCAATAACCTTGAATCCGAACTGAGAGTGTTTGGAGTGAAAAAGGCATGAGTACGTTTTTTCTGCTGACAGGGCTGAAGGATCACCTTGAGCCTGTTCTTTCCCGCATGGCTCTTTCCCGCAAGGAAAGAGGCAGCGAGCTTGAAGTCCAGTCTGCTCCCAGCCTGCTGATAGGGCTTCCTCCCACCGACAGGGAGATCTTCGAAAGGGTGCCTTTCGTTTCTCTGCAGGTGATGGCCGGGACAGAAAGAGACGATGGGCTTTCGCAGGTGGATGTGGGCATTCGGCTGGCGGTTCGCAATGAGGACTTCGAGGCGCTGGAGAATGAGCTGCTCACGCTGGTTTCGGTGGTGAGGCATAGCCTGCTTGCCCTGAAGGGCGCTCCGCTGGAACGCCGTTTTCGCCTTGCCGAAACGGAAAAGGGCATCGTTCCCTGGTGGCGGCCCGATGAGCAGGTATCGCCCTACGCGGAAGCGTACATTTTGGTGAGATTTGAATTCAAGGGCTGGGAATAGCCCGGAGGTTTTTATGGCGTACAAACATGGCGCTTTTGTCAATGAGGCGGATACGAAGCTGGTTTCCACTATTGAAGCCACCTCTACGCTGCCTGTACTGGTGGGCATTGCTCCTGTGCATTCGCTTGGCGGCAAGGTCGTTCCTCCTGTGAACGAGCCCAAGCTCATCTACACCCTCTCGGAATTCGTGGCGGCCTTCGGCGCTCCGCGTGATGACGAAAAGTACACCGACTATCCCTTGTACGAAGCGGCCCTGCTGATGCTGGAACGCTACAAGGTGAAGCCTCTGGTGTGCATAAACGTTTTCGATCCGGAGACGCATACCAGCTCCGCTTCTGAAGAAAAGGTGACCCTTGTAAAGGGCTCCGGCCGGCTGGCTCATGGCGGCGTTTCCGCCATTGTGCTGACCACTGCGGAAGGGACTTCTCTCACGAAGGACAAGGATTATTCCTTGGACTACGGTTCCGGCGCGATAGCCGTGCTGGCAAGCGGCACCCTTACCGGATCGGAAACGCTGACTGCCTCCTACACCTATGCCGATGTCAGCAAAGTGACGGCGACTGACGTGATAGGCGGAGTGGATCCGGAAACGCTGAAGCCCACCGGCCTTTCCCTGGTTTCCAGCGTGTTTGCCAAGTTCCGCCTTGTGCCTGGGCAGGTGCTGGCTCCCGGCTTCAGCGACATTCCGGCTGTGGGCATAGCCATTGCTTCCGCCTGCACCGATATTTCCGGCGTGTTCCGTGCTCAGGGCCATATCACCATCCCGGAAACCCTGAAGAACTATACCGAGGCTCCGGCCTGGCTCATCGACAACGGCCTTACCGACAGCCATCTCATCGCCACTTTCGGCAGGCCTACCTACAACGGGCTCACCGAGCATGGCGATATCCACGAAGCCTGCGGCATCTGCCGCCGGGCCGCTGAAAATGACGACATCCCCTTCTGGAGCCCTTCCAACTACGGACTCAAGGCCGATGGTGTGAAATACGGCAAGGAGGAGCTGAACCTCACGCTCGACCAGGCCTCCTACCTGAACGGCAACGGCATCAGCACCTTCATCAATTTCACCAGCAGCTATGTGTTCTGGGGCGACCTGACCAGCGCGTATCCCGGCATTTCCGATGTGAAGGAAGTGCAGATCCCTGTTCGCATGATGTTCAACTGGATAGGCAATTCCATCATCCTTACCGCCTTCCAGAAGGTTTCCAGCCCGCTTCGCCGCCGCCTTATCGAGACTGTGTGCGATTCGCTGAACGTGTGGCTGAACGGCCTGACTGCCCGCGAGTTCATCCTTGGCGGCCGTGTGGAATTCCTGGAAGAAGAGAATCCTTCCACTGACCTGATGGCCGGCATTGCCCGGTTCCACGTGTTCGTCACTCCTCCCAGCGCGGCCAGCGAACTGGATTTCACGCTGGAGTATGACGTGAACTATCTGTCCACTCTTTTCTCGTAACAGGAGCAGCCTATGGCACTGGCTAAAACGAATCTGATCCCGGCGCTTCTTTCCGATGCCCGCATCTACAACGAAGGCAGCGTGCTTCTGGGAACTGGCAGTGTTGAACTGCCCTCTCTGGAATACATGACCGAAACCCTGACCGGCTTTGCCCTTGGCGGTGAAGTGGAAGTTCCGGTGAAGGGGCACTTCAAATCCATGAAGTGCAAAATCGCGTGGAACGTGGTGGAGCCCGCCGGTGTGCAGCTTCTGGTTCCGCAGGCGCATCACCTGGACGTGCGCGGCAGCATTCAGAAGCAGGATGCCGGCACCGGTGAATTCGTGGACGTGCCTGTGAAGGTGGTCATGCAGGCCATGCCCAAGACCACTGGCATCGGCAAGATGGAGCCCGGCAAGAAAATGGACTCCGAAACCGAGCTGGAAGTGACCTATATCAAAATGTGGATCGGCGGGCTGGAGCAGCTGGAAATCGATAAGATGAACTTCATCTGCAAAATCGAAGGTGCCGACCTTCTCCAGGCCCTCCGCATCAACCTTGGCATGATCTAGGCGTGCCTATGACCGAGCCCGTCATAGGCGCTGGCGTTCCCTTCGAGCGTATCCGGCGCATAACCGGATACCTCGTGGGCTCGCTGGATCGCTTCAACAACGCGAAGGCTGCGGAAGAGCGCGACAGGCTCAAACACATGAACATGGAAACATGGGGGAAAGGCCATGAACACAGTGGAAATAATCCTTGAATTCCCGGTGCAGCTTCCTGACAAGCTTCTGAGCTCCGTGAAGATGCGCCGTCCCACCCTGGGCGACCTGATGGACTGCCCTATCACCGGCGAAAGCGATGTGGCTGGTGAGGTGCGCCTCATGTCGCGCCTGTGCGGCATGAACATCGAAGATATGCGGACTCTGGATGCCGGCGACTATGCGAA